GTCGTCGCCATGGGTACCTATCGGTTCAATCTGCCGACCAATCAGGTCCAATACGGTGGCGGCACGGTCTCGAGCACGACTTTCCCCGCCGATTATTTGCGGGCGAAGAAAAACGAGTGCCTCTATTTCATTTCGGGCGTGCCCTATACGCTAATCCCGGTTGATTTGGATGAATTCGACCGCCTGGTCGCCACTCCTGGTCTGCAAAACTTCCCCACGGTGTTTGCGACCGACATGTCGCAGGTGCCACCGGTTGCTTACTTCTGGATGCCGCCATCCGGCTCGTTCGCGGCTTTATTGCGTTACCAGCGTGCCATGCCTGACATGGCCGATTTCACTCAGGTGCCGTGGTTCCCGCAGCAAAACTATTTGCTGACGCGGTTGACGGGTGAACTTTGCAAAATAACCGATGACGAACGGCATACAGCGTTATTGTCTTACGATGAAGATGGTGCCCCTGGCGGTGCTGGTTCGGTGTTGCGTCGGTTTCTGCGCATGAAGGAAGACGAAGAGAACAGGACCAAGACCGTGCAGCTCGATCGGCGGCGGTTCGGTACCGCATTCGATCGGCTCCGCAATACAAAGCAGATCGGATGGTGATGTGGAAAGCCAGCGCAACTCGACGCCGCTTTATTGGAACCCCAAGGGCGCTTCCGACACACTTGATGGTACTGAAGCATTTTCCGGCGCAATGGCCGCGCTTGGCAATCTGATCCCTGACCCATCGAGTCCCAACCTTTGGCAGTGCCGGCCGGCGGCTTTCCAATTAACTAATTTCCCGGGATTCACGTCGCCTGGTTTTATTTCTTGTCTCCATATCGCTGGTAATTTTGCTTACGGCATGATCGCAACCGGTCGCAATCCCGGTCATGACGAACCTTTCATGTACAATCTGGCGTCTAATTCGTTCGTGACGATTACCGGCACGATCACGGCGGCAACTACACCACAAAGCCCGGCGACGTCAGGCGCGTGGATACCGCCGATTATGGACATCATCGGCTCCAAGGTGGTTCTAACGCATCAAGGGTTTGCCGCGACGTCGAATTTCATCGGCTGGATCGATGTTTCGAACCCGGCGGTGCCGGTGTGGAACGCCGGCAATTTATCAGGAGCGATTACGTTTACGATCGTGCCGACGTTTGTCGCGCAGTTCAACAATCGCGCTTATTACATTGTCAACACTGCGGCGCAGCCGGCCGTTGTTTTCTCTGACCCATTGAATGCCACTAACGTTACGGCGGGGACGCAAGCGCTGACATTCGGCGACATCGTGCCGTTGACCTGCCTTGGGCAGCTGCGCCTATACAATCAGTTAGGCGGCATTATTCAGGGATTGATCGTCTTTAAAGGCGTGCAGAATTGTTATCAGGTAACCGGCGATGCAGCGCTGAACAATCTTGCCCTTAATGCCTTGAATGTAGCGACTGGCACAATGTCGCCGCTTGGACTTTCTGCCACCAAGGCCGGTCTGGCTTTCATCTCGCCCGATGGTGCGCGCGTCATTGATTTCACCGGCACCGTATCTGATGTGATTGGTAAGCACGGTCAGGGTATTGCTGTGCCGTTTATTTATTCGGTTACTCCGTCACGGATGTGCATGGCTTGTACCGGCGATGTGGTGCGCGTCTCGACCCAGAACGGCGCGGCGCCGATGTCGCCGCAGCAGGAATGGTGGTGGGATTTTTCAATCAAGAATTGGCATGGCGCGCACAGTTTTCCAGCGTCGTTGATTCAGTCTTGGAACAACACCTTTGTGATGGCGCCGATCGGCGTGCTCGGCTCGCTATGGCAGAGTGATGCGGTACAGGCGGCGGGCAGCACCTATGTCGAGAACGGCGTGCAGCTGCAATTTAATTACACGACCAGCTTTTTGCCCAACACGCAGAAAATGACCAATGTGGCAATCTCCTACACCACGCTTGATATCGCCTTGAATCCCGGCGTGCCGGTCAGCGTGACGGCCTTGTCTCAGGATTTTAAAGTGTTCGACACGGTGCAGGTTTTTGCCGGCACTCCAGGCGGCACAACAACGGTTTGGGGCGGGTTTACCTGGGGCGCGGCACCATGGGGATCGTCGGCAAGCAGCACCACTTTAGTGCCGCGCCAAGTGCCATGGCATCTGCCAATCGTAGCGGCTAAAGTAGCGTTTATGGTTAATGGTCAATCAAGTGGTGCAATCAAGATCGGCGAACTCGGATTGCGCTATAAATTGCTGCGTTACTTACAAGACCTGATGGCGGCTGCGGTATGAAAAAGCTCGTCGCTTTAGTTCTGATGCTTGGTGCGTTCTTGACGCCTTCGGCTTTTGCCGGGGTGCCGTGCACCTTGCCTTTTAATTTGACCAACGGCACGACTGCCGATGCCACGCAGGTGATGGCGAATTACAACGCGCTGGTGACCTGCTTGACGCAAGCCGCGCATGCCGGTGCTAACGCTGATATTACCTCGATCACCGGACTGACGACGCCATTGTCGCAATCGCAAGGTGGCAGCGTGTCGTTTGCGGGATCGGACTCGACCGGCACTGCGAACGCGCAAGTGGTCGCCTCGACCGTGCCTAGCGCTTTCACTTTGGTAAAAGGCAACATTGTTGTTTTTAAAACCGGCGTTGGCCCCAATACCGGGAATGTGACTCTGACAGTTGGTGGCACGGCGGCTACGCAATTGTTACGGCAAGCCGGGGGAGGGGTGACCGGTTTAGCTGGAGGCGAACTTCAAAATGGTTTTATGAATATTGTTATTTACGATGGCACTTTCTACCAATTGATATCGCCAAATTCCTTGCTCGGATTTAAATACATGTTTCGTGATGTAATAGATCAAGTCGTTACTGGCGGCTGGACTACGCAGACGTTGACCAATCCAACCGGCAATCTCACGATTGATTGTGGTGCGCGTGCTCTCCAAAACATCACTAATAACGGTCCTTGGGTGCTTACCGCACCTGCCACCGATGGGACTTGCGATTTGCTCATAATCAACGGCCCAAGCGCCGGAACGATTACCACTTCCGGCTTTAATGTAGGAACCAATACCGGCGACACTATCGATCTTATCAATGGACATCAGTTTATGCTTCACATTCGCCGGGTATTCGGTGCATCAGTGGTTTTCGTTCAAGCTCTGCAATAGGAGAGACACATGGCCAAAGGACGTGGTGCTTATGCGAAGTCGAAGGGCGGTGGTCGTAGTGAGTCACAGGGACCATCGCAGACGACGCTTTACCAAAAAGGGATGAGCAACAAGTCAGCTGCCAACCCTGATGGATCCATGCGCTGTTCAGGAGGCTCGGTTGACTCGACTCCCACCCGTGGAGAAACGGCGCGAACTCCAGCTAGTCTCGGCCCGCGTTCAGCCTGAAGTTAAATTCCAGGTCGAGCCGTTCTATGTGATTGCGCGCGAGCTGCCGCCGCTGTTCAAGCAACACTGGCGCGAGCTCGGCCGCGACCGCGACGAGGTCATTCTCGATCCCAACTGGGATCAGTTCATGGCCGACTCGATCGCCGGTCGCCTGCGGGTATTAACCGCGCGCGCTGGTACTGAGCTGGTCGGCTATATTTTTTACTTCGTCGGCCCGCATCTGCACTACAAATCCACCCTGCACGCCCATGTTGATATGTACTGGCTCGACCCGCAATATCGTCACGGCTGGACCGGCCTGCGGATGTTTCGCGCTTACGACGACGAGTTGAAGCGCCTCGGTGTGGTGCGATCGTATCTGGCCGAAAATCTCTCGTTCAAAGGCAAGCATGGGCGTAGAATGCGAGTTATTCTAAAGCGGTTCGGCTATCGGCCTTGTGATGTGATGTACAGAAAGATCGTCTGATGGTTGGCATGATTGCGGCCGGAGCGGCGATCGGCGGCGGCCTCTATGACATTTTTGGCGGCGGCTCGCAGCAGCCGCAAGTACAGCCTAACCCGATCCCAGCTGGTGTTGGCGTCAATGCTCTGACCGGCGGTGGTCCACAAGGCATCACGCAACTCCCCCAATACAATCTCGGCGGGGCTTATATGCCCGGCTATGAGACTGCGCTGTCGCAATTTTTGCAGAACCCCTATGGAGGTGGGGCGATAGGGGCAGCTAGTCAATTTGGTGGGGCGGCACAGAACATTGCGAACCAAGGGTTCGGCAATGCCGGCATGATCGGCGGTTCAGTTGGGCCGATCATACAGCAGGCGTTCGATCCGCAGCAGGCGCTTTATGCACGCACTGCCGGACAAGTCGGTCAGGCAGAGCAAGCACAATTGACTGCGTCCGGTCTGGGTCAAACCCCGTGGGGTGCCGGCGCCTATGGCCAGACCATGAGCGATTTCAATCTCAACTGGCAGGACCGGCTGCTGCAACGCATGCTGGCAGGCACTCAAGGCGCCGAGGGCGCAGCTGGCAGTGCGCTTGGTCTAGGTGCGCAAGGTCTTGGGCTAGGCACGGCTGGTGGCATGGCGCCGTTCCAAGCCTATGGGCAGGTTGCCGGTACGCCTCTCGGTGCCTATGGCGGGGCCGCGCAATATGGCCAGCAGGCGATGCAGGTGCCACAGACCGGCATTAGCGACTGGCTGTCATATCTGAGCGCCTCGACCGGCGGGCAGAACGCCATGACGAATTTGTACAACCAGCAGCTCCAAGCGCAGCG